TATATTAACTTACATTTAATATATTTTCTACTTATCCATAAAATCGCGTTGCCGTCTCTCAGTTCGGGACACTATCCTAATGTGATAATTACTCCCGTTGGCTATGTCAAAAAACTTTCTACTCCACTCTGCCCCACTCTTTGCCGTTCCGTCTGCCGTTGCAATATATTAATAATGTTGATAGCACATATACAAGCTTTTTTTAAAATAAATGAAAATAAATTTTGCTAATAATAGGCACGCACATGCACGCACACGCGTACAAGGCTCTCCTACGCACACACGCGCGCGTACGGGTAACGCGAACTCAACGAAAAGCTCGAACGCGAACGGAGCAAGAGGGGGGTGGCTTCTATATATAGTACTACCCACAGATTTTTCAGCTAATTTTCAAAACAAGGTATGAGGGAGGCGGGGGAGCTATTGGGCTATACGGATGTTGGGGCTGCTCCCCCTTGGGACAAAGCTTAATTTTATTAGGTATACATCTTTTTAGGTATACTTGGTTAACTGATACTTGGTGAGTTTTCGATGGTTTAGATAGAGACTACCCTACCCCTATAATAAGAATAAGGTTCGTCTCTAATCTGATACCTGGAGCCGTTTCCTGATAAGATACAATCCTCAAGTATAGTTGGAATTGCGGATAGTTTTATTTATAATCTATACATTACAAGGCAACCTTTACTATCTTCGACATGGCTTCTCACTGTGCCTTAAACCCCTTTTAGTAGTGAGTTTTAAATCTAAGTGCTAAAAGTATCAAACCAACCCACTTAGATGTCAAGCAGCTTAATTTATAACCTTTTCTTTTAAAGTTCCAAATTTTTTTTTATATTATATTGTGGAAGTTAAATGTAGAAATATAGTATTTGACGTTTTTACAAAAGAAGAAGCCACTACTTTGGGGATTAAATACAAAAAAGACTGGCGGAATGCTGATAAAGGCGACTGGATACTTACATCGGACAATAAAGTCCTACAAGTCCTTAAAAAACGACAAGAAAACAAGAAAGATAGAAAGAAACCTGTTGTTTATATAAGAACTGGGTATGGCGAAGTTCCTACTTACAAGTCTAATATATATGCATATAAATATAATGACTACTGGGAAAAGGACTGGAACTATGATTTAGTGCGAGATGTAAAGCCTACTGTAATGCAAACCGAGTTTGTACGCAAACTTGTTAAGTATGGAGAACTTGATGGGGTTGGAGAGTTTACACAAGAAAGTATTGTAAAGGCATACCAATCTATTTATAGTGATAATAACCCTACGATGGCACTAAAACGTGGTAGGGCAGTATTGAAGAAAAAAAGCGTAAGGAATCTTATGAGTGAACTAATGAAAGATAAATTTGATAATATAGGTGTTGATGATGATTATATTGCAGATACCTACAAAGAATTTATAGAAAACACAAAAATGCCACCGAATGTTAGATTAAATGCATTAAATAGAGTAAGTACGCTTAGAGGGCATGACGATAAAAAAATAGAACAAATAGAAGGTTCTACGTTAATTGCTATGTCTGATGGAGATAAAAAGCTACTTGCAGAAGTAAGGAAGACATTATCAGATGATGAATTAGATAAATTTATGCAGAAAGGAGAATTTGATGGCATCACTGTTCGCAAAACTACCAGCAATCAGAGAAGTGGAAGTAAATCTTGACGTGTTAGAGGGTATTTTACATGTAGGAGATAAAAGTTATGAACTTGAAGGTGATGTTCGTGACGTTATGGACGCTATGCTTGCAGAGGTAACATTCTTAGAAAACGTAATAGAACAAATACAAGGACCTATAGACCGAGAAAAAGTATGATAAACTACGATTTAAGTCCTGAAGAAAAAAAAGATATAGTAAAACGGATGTATCTTGATGTATTTTTCTTTGCTAAAGTTATATTAGGCGACAAAAACTACCCAATGCACTACCATGTTCGTAGTAAAAGCCCTGCATTTCACAGGGAAGTTATAAATAACTTACTACATTTAAAAGAAGGGCAAAAAATGGCGATAGTTGCGCCTAGGGGACATGCAAAATCAACGCTTGTTTCGTTAATATACCCATTACATCGAATATTGTTTGCTGAAGAGCGATTTATATTATTAATATCAGAATCTGAAATGCAGTCTAAGTATTTGTTAGAAACAATAGGTGACGAAATAGAGTATAACGAAAAATTACAATTTTTCTTTGGTAAACGTATGGGCGACGTTTGGGGTAAAGAAGAAAAAGAAATTATAACAGAATTTAATCCAGATGGAAGTCCAGCAGCCTCATGTAAATTAATGGTTAGAGGTACTGGTCAAAAAGTTAGGGGTCTTAAGTATGGTGCTTATAGACCTACATTGACAATAATAGATGATGGTGAAGGTGACGGAAACGCACAAACTCCAATGGCACGAGAAAAATTTAGACGGTGGATAGATACGTCAGTAGTACCTGGTTCTGATGACGGTAAAATAGTTTTTGTTGGTACAATTGTAGATGAAGACGCATATTTAAACACTGTAGCTGGCTCACGAGCCTTTAATGCCCATGGAGAAAAAAAGATTAAAGGATGGAAGTCATTATTTTACCAATCAATTTTACAAGATACAGAAGCACATGAGTTTTTAGCTTCTGGAAAGGAAATTAAAGATGAAAATAACGAACCTAAAGTTCTTTGGGAAGACAGGCGTCCTTACAGCTGGCTATTGGAGCGGCGTGAGGAAGCGCAAGCAAAGGGAGATGTTGGATACTTTTTCCAAGAGTATCAAAATGTCCCAATGGATGACTCTTTTCGTGTCTTTAAGCGCGATGATGTGCAGTATTACGATGGTTATTATTCTCGTGATGGTGAGATTGACACTTTGGTTATTAGGGACGGTGAGTCGTCTCGTAGAGTTCCCGTTAATATTTTTATGGGAGTTGACCCTGCGTCTTCTGAGAACATTAAAGCGAACTATACAGTAATAATGATAGTGGCAGTCGATGCCGATTTCAATATTTATATAGTTGACTACTTTAGAGGCCAAGTATCTCCAATGGATGGAGCAGATAAACTATTTGAACTAGCAGATATGTATAGACCTAAAGGTATTAACATTGAGGAAACAGGACATGTTATGTTAGCTGACTATGTTCAAAAGGTATCTAAAAAAACTGGAAGATACTTGAATATATCTCCAAAGAAAGCAATACAAAAAAAGTTTTACAGAATCAAATCAATGCAACCAATGTTTGCATCTAAGTCTGTATTTTTAAAAAATGACCAAACAGAGCTTCTGCAGGAGCTTTTAGGGTTTAAAGAACATGCATTAACTACTAAAGATACACTTGATGCATTAAAATGGGCAACTGAAGATATTTTCTCTCCGCTATTAGAATATGACGATAGCGGAGAGTATTATATGCCAGATTCTACTCCTATGTGCGACTGGGAAACAGGGGAAATAATATACAACTAAATAAAGTACTTTGAAACGTATTAAAAAAAGTATTAAAATACGAGCATAAAACTATGATAAAAATCCAAAATTTAGAAATTCCAGAATTAGAAGCCGAAGACGTCAGAAATGAATATACTCAGTATGACCATGAAGGCGATGAATTTCGTTATCAAATGGCAGAAGATTATGATTTTTATTTAGGCAAACAATTAACCGAAGCTCAAAAAGAATATTTAATGAGCGTTGGTCAACCTCCAGAATCTAATAACAAAATAAGACCTGCAGTAGAACAAGTCCTATCTAACATGGCATCAACAAAACCAGAATGGGATGTCGAGGGAGTAGGGTCTGACGATGGCAGGATAGCTGGTATATATAATAAAATCTTAGATGAAATATGGTACAGCTCTAAAGGAGATACTCAATTTAGAACAGCCTGTAAAGATTTTATTGTTAAAGGCCTATGTTATTTGTATGTATATCCTGACTACCAGGCAGACAATGGATTAGGGGGAATAAGATTTAAAAGAATTAAACCTGAAGCAGTATTTGTAGACCCTAATTCATCACTCCCTGATTTTTCCGATGCGTCTAGTATAATTTATACTGATTTACATACAAAAGAATCGTTAAAAGTTTTATTTCCAGATATTGCAGATAAAATTGACGATTTAAAAGAAGATTACGATACTGACGAAGAAACTAGTGGAAACTATAATAGAGATGACATATATACAAGAGGAGATGCAACTCACGACCAGCAACCTACTGTTAGAAAATTTGTGCGTTTTGCCAAGGTTAGCATTCCAAGTGTTTTAGTTACAGAACTAGTTACAGGAAAAAGTCAAATATTTGACAAAGAAGCATATGAAGAATTACAAGCAGACAAGAAATATCAAGAATTAATTGACCAAGGGTCTGTAACAGAAAAAATTATTTATACAACTAAAGTAAGAGAAACGTGTGTTGTAGGAGATTTAATATATTATGATGAAATTTTACCAATAGATTCATACCCTATTATACCAGCATGTAATGAGCATACTGGAACTCCTTATCCATCAGGAGATGTAAGACACGCTAAAAGTCCTCAACGAATGTTAAATAGAACAGAGGCATTATTAATATCGCATACATCAGCAACTACAAATTTTAAATTAGTTGTAGAAGATGGTGCAATTGACCCTAAAGAATTACAAAAATGGAATATACCAAATGCTATTATAAGAGCAAACCCAGGTGCGCTAAGAGATGGTAAGATTAAAGAATATGCACCTCCTGCAGTATCTAGTCAATTATTTACAGAAAAATCTAGATACGAATTAGATATTGAACAAGTATTTGGTTCTTATAAATTTTTACAAGGATACGGAGAAGGCTCACCAGGAACAGTAGGTGAAGCACAAATTATAGAAGAATCTGTATCAAAAAAACAGGGATGGAAAGTTATGCCTGTTTATGATATGCTAACAATAGCAGGAAAAATTATATCTGCATGGATACCTTTTGTGTACAACCAAGAAAGAGTTGTAAGAATAACAAGTCCAAATGGAATGATGGAAGATGTAAAGGTAAACGAAGCAGTAATGAATAAAAATGGAGAAATTGAAAGATTATATGATATAACTACTAACTCTATAGATATAAGAGTAGTTGTAGGTTCTACAAGAGCTAAATCTCCAATGGCTGACCTACAAAGAGATATACAATTAATGGGAGCTGGTATTTACGATAAAACACAAGTTATTATGAATATGAGAACAGATGACGATAAAGCAAACCTTATTCAACGTCATGGAGAAATATCTCAATATCAGCAAACTATACAAGGTTTACAAGAGCAGGTTAAAAAACTCTCAGGTGACTTGCAGACAAGAGAACGTGAGTTGTTCCATACTAAGATGCGTGCAGAAGTATCAGAAGCTACTAAAAATGTTTCACAAGCAGTTTCTAATATAAAAGCAACAAGCAAAATAGAGGAAGAACGTCAACGTAACAAGACTCAGCAAGTAGCGAGTGATTTAGCCAATGCTGCAAATTCGGTTAACTCAGAAAAACAAGCCCCTGAACCAAAACCATCGGTAATAGGGTAACTTAAACACAAGGAGCATCGTAATGGCAGACGACCAAACACAACAAGTAGAAACTAAAAGCGAAGATAACCTTAATATGATAGACGTTTTAGACGACTTCAATCAAGGCTCTTCTGAAGAACCTCAAGCAGAGGAAGTTCAAGCTGAAGAATCTAATGTTGAAACCCAACCTGAAGAGGTAATAGAAAATACTAAAGAAAACGTACAATGGCTTATTGACAACAAGTTCAAAAATGATGAAGAAGGACGTGAAAATCTAGCAAAATCATACAGAGAACTTCAAAGTAAATACGACAAAGATTCTAATAGGTCTAAAGAAGACCAAGAAAAATTTGATAGGCTTGAAAAGCTTGACGGATTTTTAAAAGAGAATCCAGAAGTTGTAAAAACTATGAAGGAAAAAGTAGATACAATTGCTAAAAATGAATCAGGTCCTCCTAAAAAACCAGAAGACTATGATATTTTAGATGAGTCTATAGACGACACATCTTCAGCAAAATGGAGAGCTGAATATGATAGTTGGTTAATATCTCAAGGACAACAAGCTGCTAAAAAAGAGCTTGAGTCATATAGAGCTGAACGAGAAGCTGCAGAAAGACAAGCACAAGAAGTATTAGAATTAAAAAAGATGGGATTATCTGATGAAGAAATTCCAGATTATTATAATTTTGTAACATCTGATGCTAATCTTACTACAGAAAATTTAGTAAAAATATATCGTTACCTTAAGGTTGATGGCAATGATACTAAACCAGAAGAAAAACAACAGCCAGTTGAACCTAAGCGTACATCAGCTGCAGCAGCAACGGGGTCTACTCCGCCTGCAAAAAGTAGTGAAAAAAAGGTTGTTGAAGAATTTTGGGATGGTATTATGAAGTTCAATAGATAATAATAATACTTAAGGAAAGGAGCCAATAATGGCTAATACAACTTATGGAACAGGAACAGCGTTACAGTTTACTGATGCTTCGCAACGTCAGGTACTGGAACTCGGTTCTAAAATCCATTACTACAACCCTTCCGTTACACCCCTATTGACACTTATGGGTCGAATGTCAACGTCAGTGACCCCAGTGCCAATTTTTGAGTGGATGGAAGATGAATACATGATGCAAAAATCAATAAAACAAGCATGTCCTACAATTGGAACAGATACAACAACAGCAGTAACTACATCAGCATATGAAACTACTGATGGTGTTAATGGAACAGGAGTAATTATAAACTTTGATAAACAAGCAGCTTTAGAAGTATTTGAAGTTGGTGGAGTTTATGCAGCTACTGAATCAGAAACATCTGAAGGTGGAAGTGCGATTGCTTCGAATGTTACACACGTTCTTTGTATAGCAATAGGTCAAAATGTAGATACTGCTTCTCCACTAGATAGGTCAGTACAGTTTGTTGGATTGCATACAGGTACTGCATCTAATGGTGATGCTATATGGTTACATGAACCCGTAGCAGATGGAACCGCACTATTTGCAATTGACGCAAGTAATGATGATACATTTTATCAGTTTGACTACGTTGGAACAGCAGGCGTTTTTTATGATAATGGCGTAGCTACAAGTTATACTGGTGCAACTATATCTCCATCAGGTGGTGCTTCAGGCTTTGGTGTTCACAATCTTGCTAATGTAGACTATTTTAAAAAAGAAGGTGGTATTGCTGGACATGCAGAAGGTGCTGCAATTGGTGTTGCTACTAGTAAAAAAGTAAGACGATTAAAAGGTTGTACACAAATCTTTAGAGAGCCTTATGCAATTACTGGTACTGCTAATGCATCAAAGCATTATGGTGGTTCAGAATTAGCTAGATTACAAGCAAGAAAACTTGCTAAAATCAAGTCTGATATTGAATTTGCTATGCTTACAAATGGTGATTATAGTTTAGATTCATCATCTGAAAATCCAAAAAGAGCTATGGCTGGTTTTGGATTAGGTGGTTCTGCTGGTACAGGTGTTATTCAATCACTTGATGGTAGAGACAATTCTAACCTTCAATTAACATTTGCAGGTTCAGACCTTGATGATATGGATGCAGCTGTAGAATATATCTTTTCAGATATGGTAGAAGGTTCTATGGAAAAAACAGTTCTTTGTTCTAACAAATGGCTAAGATTTATTACGGCCCTTGGTAGACAAGGAGTTGGACCAACCGCAACTCCTGTAGCAAACATTTCTGGATTAGTAATGAATCAAGACGCTGGAGCGTCTAATGCTACAGCTGGCTTGCAAGTTACTCAATATCAAGGACCAGTAGGAAAGCTTAACTTTATACCGCATCCTTTATTAAAAGGTGCATATGAAGATTTTGCTCTTGCTGTAGATATGTCTAATGTTGACTTAAGACCTCTTGCATCAAGAGACATGCAGCTTAGAAGCGATGTCGTTAATGATGGTAGAGATGCTAGAGTTGATGAGTGGCTAATGGAAGTTGGTATGGAAGTTCGTAACGAACAAACACACGCAATCCTAAAGCTTACTTAATAGTAATAGCTAAATAAATATAAGGGAGGATTTTTTTCCTCCCTTATATCACAAAAAAACACTAAATTATAATAATATTATGACGCAAAAAAAAGATTCAAGATTAAAAAGAGCAGGAGTATCAGGATATAATAAACCTAAAAGAACTCCAAGTCACAAAACTAAATCTCATGTTGTTGTTGCAAAAGTAGGTAGTAAAATAAAAACTATACGTTTTGGACAACAAGGAGTTAAAACAGCTGGAAAGCCTAAAAAAGGAGAATCTATGAAACAAAAAAATCGTAGAAAATCTTTTAAAGCTAGACATGGAAAAAATATTGCAAAAGGAAAAATGTCAGCAGCATATTGGGCTAACAAAGTTAAATGGTAAATAAATGAAAATAAAAAATATAAATATTTCAATGTTAAATAAAAGACAACAAACAGCTATGAAAAAACATAGTAAACATCACACAGCTAAACATATAAAAAGTATGGTTAGCATGATGAAAAAAGGAAAGACGTTTACTGCTTCTCATAAAGCTGCTATGAAAAAAGTAGGTAAATAAGGAGAAATAATATGCCATACGGTAAAGGAACATACGGTAAGAAAAAAGGTAGACCATCAAAAAAAGCTAAAATGGCTGCAAGAAAAAAGATGTCACCTGCAAAGAAAAAAATGATGAAACTTAAAAGAAAGAAAAAATAATGGGAAAAGTTAGTTGGTTATGGGGCGGCAAAAGATATTATGGGACTCTTATTAGAGAGACTAAAACTCATAAATTTGCTCGTACTCATAATGGTAAAATAAAAAAAATTAAAAAGAAAAAATGAGATATCAAGAAGCATATGAATTAATACAAGTAAGTCTAGACAATACGCTAGAAGTACCTTTTCCTGTAAGTGAAAAACTTAAATCTCAATTATTTGACAACATAGTTAATGATATAGCTTTAAGAATTGTTAGAAAAGTTAACAAAGAAGAATTTACTGCAGGTGGCGATAATTTTGTATTTACTAATGCAGATTATAGTAAACAAATATATAAAGTAGAATTAATTAGTTCTGACTCTGCTTCTTCTAATAGTAAAAAAATAATACCATTTGTTCCAGAGTCAGCAATGATAGACAATGATGATGACAATGTATCGCATGTAGGATATTTTATTAAAAATGATACAGCTAGTGGAACAATAGATGTAGATTCAGTATTTGGTGCAACCACAGGATGTGAAAATACATTAACAGTAGAAACAGTAGCAGCACATGGATTGTCTACAGGGGATTATGTAAGATTAACAGAAATAGTAGCAGTTAATACAGCTGGGAATCAAGCATACTATGATGAATTTGTAAGCAATAAAAGATTTGCAGTAACAGTTACAGATACAGATACGTTTACAGTTTCAGTTGATAGTACGACAACTGCCGCAACAGCAATGGATGCAGATACAATATCAGGAAAATTTACAAAAGATTCAGATAAAATTTATTTTACAAAAGATGTTTCGGGTACAGTAAAAGTATACTATTATGCATTACCTGAACCCAAAGAAGATGTAACAAGTAAAATTGATTTGCCAGACCAATTGCTCACAGCAGCAATACATCACACAATAGCAGATTTATTAAATTTATCTGGAAAACTACAATTAGGCTCAGGGCATAAAGGTGTGGCATATTCAATAGAAAAAGAATATATAAATACATCTAGAGCAAAAGAGCCAATGCAAGACATTATACCTTTACCATTGCAGGATTTTATTTAGATGTCAACATTTCAAACACGAATAGAAGATTTAATACAAACTCCTAGTCAAGGTGTTGATACTACATTTATAACTGATTCATTAAATGATGCAATTAAAGATGTTATTAATCTAGCTCCTAAAGAAATGCTTTGGTCAGTTGGAATAGAATCATCTGAAAAAACATCAAACGGAGAAGAAGTATCAAATACAAAAATATTAAATGTATTAAGAGAAAATGGAACAAATGGCCAATTCGTTGTATGCAAAGAAGTGCCGTTTTCATACGAAAGAAAATTACAAGATGTAAATAGTATGTTTTATCCTTCTAAAACAGAGCCAATGTTTTTTGTTAAAAGTAATAAAATATATGTATATCCAGAGCCAGGTGTAAGCCCTGATGCTTACAAATACAATCATGTTGGTTACCCCACAACTGCATATAATGGAACGACAATAGGAGCTTCTCATAAAATTCATACAGCAGTAACTGTAACAGATACAGACCCAGCAGTATTTACTTGTGGAGAAACAATAACTTTTGCTAATGGTGATATTGTTACTTTGTCTAATTTTGAAACATCTACAGATTATAATGGCGTAACTACAACTGTAAATAATGTAGGAACTGATGGAACAAACAAATTTAGATTAAATGGTTTATCTAGTAGCGGTGCAGGTACAGCAGGTACAGTAGAAACAGCTTCTTCAGGATTTCCAGATGATTGGGTAATTGCAGTAGTATATGGAGCAGCATTAAAAGTATGTGCAAGATTAATTTCAGATTGGGTATTTGATGAAGACCCAGAAATGGTGCAAACAACTACAGCTATATATAACAATATAAAAGAATTATACACATTACAAATACAAACAATCTTTCCTAAACTCCAAGCAGGAGGTTAACGATGCCAAAGAGAGTTTTAGATTTAAGGGACTTCTCTGGCGGTATAAATTCCAGAATAAATAAAACCGAATTAAACGATAATGAGGTTACAAAGTCAGTTGGATTAATGTACGACGTTCCTGGTATTATAAGAGGAATGGGAGAAACAACTGTATTAAAATACGATGAAACAAATGTAGTCCCAACGCTTTCAAGCCAAACAAATTATACAGTAGGACCAGAAAATGGATATGGATTAGGGTTTGTATCATTTGATGCCCCATCACAAATATATGTAATTCAAACTGGTGCAAATATATCAGCATTAACTATTGGAAATTATTTATCTAATAGTAATAGTTCTGATTGGGATACAACAGTAGATAATTTTGTTCTTCAAATATTTGCAATTGATAATACAGAAGATGGCTATAATGCTAGACAAATATTTTGTTATGTAATAAAACCTGGAAAAGATAGTACTTCATTGTTTGCAGTCGCTAAAGGTATAGAAACAAGTGATAAAACATTATATGAATCTGCAAATGCAGATGGAACTAGCCCTGATACAAGAACCAATATTTGGTCAGATACAGGGTTTATAAATTTATTAAACACAAATAATCATCAACTTGACGCCCCTAATGATTGGCAATTCCATAAACCTAATCCTAATTTTACGCAACCGTGGAATATTACAGGAGGTGAATTAGTATTAACGACTGCTAATAATTTTGCTCCAGGATGCGCAGCATATTTAGGAACATTTGAAACACCTGGAATTACATCTGGAAAATTATATAGACTAACTCTTGATTTTTCTGCAAATTTAACAGGAGGAGATATAATAATATCTTTAAACGGTCAAAATACAATTATATCGCCTACTGGAGCAAGTTCTATTTCAGTTGTAATAAGAGCAGGCAATGTAGAATATCCTTCTGTATTAGGAGGGCTATGGCTTATAACTCCAGGGCTTGCAGGAATTACAGCCACAATAACAGATGTTACTTTAGTATTACATCCAGCTCAATATGGTACATTAAATGATTTAAATGCATCTACAACATCTCAAAATGCATTAATATACACAGATTCGTATGACCAAAAAGTAAAATATTTTAGTTATGAAATGGGAGCATTTGGCGACATTTTAGTAGATTCAGCTACAGATGGGAATTTAAAAGAAGCTTTAGTGTTAAAAGATGATAATGGCTCTGTTACTTCTGAAATATCTCCTATAATATATTCTATAGAAGGAGCAATACGATTAATAGAAGCTAATTTTAAATCATTAAAAAAAGGAACGTCTACAGCAAGAGCTCCTTTTGAAAGCAAATATTTAACATATATAGATAGAAAATATTTTAACGATAGAATACAGTATTTAGAATGGATAGCTGAACCAGCAGATATAGATGAACCTACTAATGGCGTTGTTAAATTTGATGGCTCTCCTTTATATACAAATCAAATGGAAAATGGTTTTATTAATATGTTAGCATATAAAGGTGAAGCGTCTAAAAATAGAAAATTATTTAAAGAATTTATAGGTGTTGATGGATGTTATTCAGGCTTTAAAGAACAGCAGCATGAAAATCAACATTTTCCAATAGTAGCAAGTAAATGGGATATTATATCAAATTATACAGCACCAATACCGCTATTACCTGATGGTAGCCCTGCTAAAGGGTGTGTAGGTTTTTTTAAAAGAGATTTACAGCAAGGCAACGTAACATTTCAATATCATAGTGGATTAGATGGAACATTAGGCCCGACAGAAGCATTTGATAAATCAATTGATTTAACAGCTTCTGATAGTGGAGCTTTATTAGTAACATTGTATATAAGCCCAGATGCATTAACAAATTTAAAAGAAGAAAATCCGTTAACAATATATATAGGAAATGCAGGAGATGCTCCAGGCGATACAGGTGCAGAATTTGACGAAACATTTGATGGTAATTTTGATGACGGAGCTAATGTAGCATTTGCATATTATGATTATCCTAAAAGCGAATTAGATTCTGGATGGACAACATTTAAATTAGAAAAAAATAAATATAGTGGTTTAAGGGGTGCATATGATGCTAAAAACATTAAAGATGTATTTATAAAATTTAGACAAAAAGAATTCTCAGACCATTATTATGCAGGAGAAGGAGTTAGTGTAAATGAACAATATTTATTTTATTTTGTAGGGTCAGATGGAGGAGATGAAGTAGGTAAAACAGTTAATGATAATGATTATGACAATTCAAGCTATATAGATTTAGTTTATCATTTAGGAAGTACCAATAATGATACTCAACCTTCAGTTAGACGAATATTTCTAAAAAAAGGCGACCATTATGATATAAAATCAATAACTTATCCAGATGGAAATTTTACAGGAAGCGGTAATGCAAGATGGTATCGAAATAAAGCTGTTATTGATGTAGAATCTCATGATGATGCTGAAATTACTGTGTCACAACATTTTCAGCAAGGTGATTTAGTATTAATTAAAAGAAATAGCGATAGTGGCTCAAGTTATACAACTTATACTGAAAATAAAGAAGGTTATTTTTGCGCTTGTGTAGATTCTGTAGATGATGCTAATGATACTATAACTGTAACATTGCCTTCTCAAAAACAAGAAATACTTGGAACTAAAATAAGTGATAGTTGGTTTGATATAACTGATTTTAATACAAACGCAACATTATATAAACATCCTAATTTGCCAGAAAATGACAATCAACGTGCATCAATTGCTTTTTCTTCAAATAATGAAGGGAATGAAACACCAAGTGGAGTAATAACAGGAATAGGAGATAATTTTACGTCAACTCCTGTTCCATTTGCAATATCTGCAATAGAGTACGAAAAAGCTGTAGAAGGAAATTGGAATGGTAAATACACATTTTATTATAGTTTTGTTTATGATGATAAACAAGAATCTAAAATGTATGAATTTAAATCATTATCAAATAAATTTGGAGATGGGACATTACCTTCTAATGAAATAGAATTAAAAGAAGAAATGTTATATTTATCTTTTTGTTTAAAAGAAGCTAGTATAACAGGTGGATGGAATCATTCAACTGCAGGAAGAAAAAGAATAAGTGGTGCAAATATATATTATTCTAAAATATTAGAAGATGCAGAAACAGGCGATACATCATATTATTTCTTAGGAGAATTAGATTTAAACAAAGGATTTAGATTATCAGGGACTACAAAGTACAATTTATTTCAAGAAGTAAATGCAGGTAGTTTTGAAAATTCAAGTTTAGTATGCGCAGCAGCAGATATTAAATATGCATCTGGTACTAATGATACTATAACAAGTGTTTCTGAGTTAGATTTTTCTAAGTTTTTTAAAGTTGGAGATAGAATAAAAATTGTTACAGAAACTACTGCATTGACAGGAGCAACATTAACAAATAATGGATACGAAAGAGAAGTTACAATAAAATCAATAGCAAGTAATATATTGACTGTTAATGAAGAAATTTATGGCTCTTCAGCTACAAGTGGAGAATCTGCAACATTTACTTTTATGGGCGTTTATGACTCATTTAAAGCTATAGTATCTGCAGAACCAGTTAAATCTACAGCAACATTAACATTTACAGATGTACCAAGTAACGGTGAATTATTAACTTTATTTGATGCAGATAATAATACAGTAGTATTTAAAATAGCTAGCAACACAACTTTAACTGGAGATGTTATTGGTGGCGGAGATACTAGTATAAACGTAGGAACAAGTGGTTTATCTACAGCAAAAGAAATAGCTGATGCGTTAGCTAAGGTTATCAACAATGTAACTTCGTTTAATAATTCTCAAACATTACATATTACAGCAGATAGTAATCAAGCAACAGATGGTCAAATAGTATTAACTCAAGATATTGCAGGTCCAACAGGAGATAATGTTATATATCATACTATGAGTAATTTAACTGCAGATGCAGGATTTACTGGGAATACTAAGGCTCCAGTAGATTATAATAATTTAAAACCATTACAAATAGAAACACCTCCAATGGTAGAAATATTTGAAACTAGAGCATTATATAGAAATGATGTAGAATATACAAGCGCAAGATACAAAACTCATACAATAAACAATGGTGTTGTATATGCTGGGAATGTTATGCAAGGTAATGTTATTTATACAGACAGAATATTAAAATCATTACCATCTAGACCTGATTTATTTCCTAGTGATAATTTTATAGAAGCAGCAGTTAATGATGGAGATGAAATTATAGTATTAGAATCTTTTAATGACAGAATATTACAATTTAAAAGAGGAAGTTTAAGTATTATAAATGTAGCGGGTTCAATAGAATACTTAGAAAATACATACCAACATTTAGGTGTTAAAAGTACAATGGCAGTATGCAAAACAGATAAAGGTGTAATATTTGCAAACAAAAGTGGTGTATATATATTTATAGGCGAAGGTGAACCTACTAAACTAACTAGCAAATTATCTGATTCAGATTGGAAAACTTTTGTTAATGGAGAATCTGAAAAATTAGCACTTTTATATGTCCCTTTAAAAGACCAGATTATGGTAGGTCATACAACTACAGATGATGCTTATATTTTAGATTTACGAACTCAATCTATATCTTTTGGAGAAGACGTATTTTTATTTGGAAGCCAAACAACAAATATTGTTAATGATACAGTAAATAACCAACCTGTATATCTTTCAAAAGATGGAAGTAATAATTTGAAATTTTATACAATGTATAACAGTGAAGATGATACATATTTAGCAAGTATAACTCATGGAACTTCTACAGTAGCTACTTCAAGTGACATACAATCTTCAACAGGAATTGGAGTGGAATTTAAACATTTAGATTTTGGAGCTCCAGAAGTAAGAAAAAAAATACATAGCATTACAATTACTTCTAAAGACTCTGATGGTGATTTAAAATTACAATATTCATCTAATATGGGTAATTCTTGGGTAGATGTAGGAGCTGACGAAGCTGCTTCTACAATAACAAATTACGATGGTAATAGAGGAAGTTATTCTAGACAAAGATTTAAAGTAAGTATTAATAATATATATACATTAGGGCTTAGAATAGTTCCTACTACTGGTACTTCAAGCATAGAAGCAGATTTTGGTATTCAAGATATATCCATAGTATATAGAATGAAAAATGTCAAATAGAAAAATAGATAATTTAAGAGAACCTTCTAACCTCCAATTAAAAGTAAAAACTGGATACCCTACTGCTATTGACGCAAAAGAAGGCGTAGTTACACTTCGATATATTCCAGGAACAGGTTTAGCATTATTTGCATATTATGCTAATAAATGGAGTATGACAAAGCTATCAAATATGAATGCTAAAGATGAAAGCATTGTTGAAAATTTAAAAGTTAAAAACTTAGAAATAGATAAAAGTGCAAAGTTTAATGCATCGTCTGTTAATATATCAGAAAAAAATATACCTTCTATAAGAAAATGGGATAAATCATATAATGATATAAGAAGTGGAGAAATAGAAGCAAACTTTAAAAAAACTAAAGTTAAAGAAGATTTGCAGATTGGCCCTGATAATAATAAAATATTATTAAAAAATAATAGTGGTGCGTTAAATATTAGAAATGCTGCTGACGATGGAGATATAACATTAGCAACTACATACACTGCAGCTAAATGTACTGATGCTACTGCTAATAATACAGCAACTGCACTTAAAACTTTAGTAGGAGAATCACCTGTTGCTATAGATATAGCAAATGATAGTATTATATTTGGAGATGCCGATGGAGTAAGTGCAGGTCAACCTGAAAGAACTGTATTTAAATCTATTAGTACGGCTATGGCAGGAGATGGTCTAGCAGCAGATGGCACAACAGGAGTGTTGTCTGTCGGAGTAGATAATTCTACAGTAGAAATTAATAGTGATGCACTTAGAGTAAAAGCTGGTGCTATTACAACAAGTCAAATTGCCGCAGGTACTTTAGTTGCTGAGTTAGAAGGAATTGGTAGTAATGACAATGATACTACGATACCTACATCAGCAGCTGTAAAAGATTATGTAGATAATAATGCAGGCGGTACGTTTAGTGGAAGTATTACTACAAATCAAATAGCTCATGGCTCTGGAACTAATGCTTTGCAAGGAACTGATAATTTTTCATTTTCAAATGGTCTTTTATCAATGACGACTTCAGATGCCTCATCTCAAAAACCTCGTTTAACATTTTTAAATTCTAATGCAAACGATGAATCTGGTACAATATATTTTAATAACACCTCTGCATCTCCTGCTATGAATGATAAATTAATGCAAATATATATTACTGGAAAAAATAATGCAGGAACTCCAGAAGATATTACATATGCAACTATTAAAGCAAATATTTTAAGTTTTGCAGATGATAATGAAGCAAGTTATATGGATTTTAAAACTATGGCAAACGGCAGTGAAAGAACTTTATTAAGTTTATATGGTGACGCTATGCTTGTACAAGGTACTGATGGAAATACAGCATTTAAAATAAAAAGTTCTGCAGATGCAGGTGATTTTTTTGGAGTTACTGTTGATACTCATGGAGCTACAACTATAGCAACTGAGGATGATGATGCTATAGCTGCTAATCTTACATTAGATATAGATGGAGACATAGAGCTTAATGCAGATGGTGGAGATATAGTATTTAAAGATGATACTGCTTCATTAGCTACAATAAATAGTGATGGATTAACTATAAATAATATATCAAGTGGTGATGGTTCTGGAGAAAACTTTTTAGTTGAAGAAAGTGGAGTTGTTAAAAAAAGAACAGCTGCTCAAACATTAAATGATATAGGGGCAATGCCTGATTCTGGAGATATTACTATAGCAGGAACATTATCTATAACTGATACTGGGAGTCCTCCTCTAAAAGTAGCTTATGATGCAAACCATTTTGCTACATTTGATATGGATACTAATGGAGTATTAGAAATTGAATGCACAGATGGTGGTTCAGCAGAGTCTAAATTACAATTAAAAAATGGCGGTACTACTAGCGACCAATATTTAGTGTGGGGAAACAGTAGTGAAACAGCAAGAATTACATCTAATGGAGCTCAAAATTTAGTTTTAAATACAAATGAAGGAACAGATTCAGGATATATAGAATTGCAAGATGCTGCTAATGGAGACATAAGTATTATTCCTAACGGAACAGGAGATGTTATATTAGGTACTAGTACTGGAAGTGTTCAGTTTGCTACTACTACATTTTTAGATGGTAATGGCAATGCAATGTTTGGTACAGCTGTTGCTTCAAGTGCTGTTAATAATGTGGAATTAGGTAACGCAGCTACAGGTAATGCTGCTACATTAAAAGCTACAGGAACAGATACTAATGTACCGCTTACGGTTTCTACTAAAGGAACAGGTGCAGTAACAATTGATTCTGGTGGAGATATTGCATTAGATGCAGCAAGTGGTAATTTTACAGCTAAAAAAAGTGGTGTAGAATTTAGTGCAGCTAATAGTGCTTATGCTGGCATGGTATTAGGATATACATATATACAGCCATCATCAACCGTATTAAGTTTTGAAATACAAAATGCATTAACAGTAGAAGATGATGGTCATAAAATAACTTTTAAAACACCTCCTAGTCAAAAAGTAGAAATAGAAGTTACCGCAATGATAAATTGTTCGTCTAGCGATACAAGAATTTCTGTTGGATTAAGTTCAGCAAATGCAACAGATGGATATAGTTCAGTAGCTGGTCAATTTGAATATGATAGCAGTGGTATATTTTTTACTGATGATGAAGTAGATGACCACGTCAAAACATTTAAGTTTGTAGTTGAAGCAGCAAATTTAGCAGCTGTTGGTTCTGATAACACATTTTGGATAGGATTTTCAACATCTAATTCTACTAAAACAGCTTATTTAACATATGGATATAGAAGTACCCATGGCATAGCAAATCATCCATTTATAATAAAAGCAACAGCATTACCTGCAACTATATATGATGGGTCATAATTTTAATTGGAAAAATAGTAATTAAAATGATATATTATATTGACAAAAAGGATTAAAAAACACAAAGTATGTCAAAAAAAATCAGCGCAAAAGCATTAGCCTCATTATACCCATCTAATAGATGGAAAACTCGTAGCGTTATAAATTCTGCTGTATCAAAAGTACAACAAGCTTATGACGAAGAATTTACGCGTTTACAAAGCGTTCAGCAAACATATCAATCTATTATGAATTTTGGTAAATTAGCTACAAATGCATATGGTAATTTTAGAGAAGCTAAACTTGCAGGATATGATGGTAATTTAAAAGATTATGCTATGCTTGATTCGCAGCAACAAGGTGCTTTTAAAGATAAATATAAAACACTTAATAATGATGTTATGGAAAAAACAAATAACGAAATGACATTAGGTGATTTATATAAGTCTACTACTAAAAAGTTTAAAAAAAAAGGTAGATTAAATAGTTTTAGTAAAAAAATAAACGAACAAGATGTAGATACTTTGTTAGAATGGCACAATAAATCAATGAAAGAAGCACCAGTTCCAACAAAACCATTACCTGAAATTGCAGAAGATGATTTTGATAATAATGCATATGAAACATCTGCTGAGTTTATTTATCCAGGAAATTCTAATTTAGAAGATATAGACAAATTTACTATTCTTGACAATGGTTTATTAACATCAAAATCAATAAAAAAAGAAGAAATGGAATTTGAATCATATTTTGATAATCAAGACCAAAATGATAAGTATTGGGCAAAACATCAAGAATATGCAACAAATAGAAATTTAGATTTTAATTTTGAAAATTCAGAAGATAGACTTAAATATATGGATAGAATATTAAATATGCCTAAAGAAGACAGGGAATTAATATTTGGCGATATGCGTAAATATGACGAGGAACAAGCAAGAAAAAAAAGCAGAGCTGAATTAGCTGAAAAAGAAGGCGTTGAATATTTTCCTGAATTTGATGAAATGTATGATGTAGTAGAAAGCACAAGAAAATCTCCAGGATTACAAGGGTTAATGCAAAGAGCTATACCAGGTGGTGAAACAGGATTTGAGCCTACAGCTACATTTGATTTACCTTATGGAGGAATAACTTCAGACAATCAATATATATCTAAACCTACTATGCCTTCTACAGCAGTATCAGAAGATGAAAACTTTGGGGACTTTAATACATTATATCCTAATGCAGAAATGGGAAGTATCCCATCACCTAGTAATAATATGCAAGGACCTAATGTGCCTATAGAATTTTTTAGAGAAAAATCATCTGATGTAGATTATAGATTTGCTCCAGTAGAGCGTAATTTTGAAGTTTCTAGCACATATGGAGTGCCAGAAAGAACTACAATAGACAGAGGATTAACTCCTAGTGTAGGAGGATTTATGAAACAATATCAAGATAGCATAAGAAAAAGAAAAGAATTAGAGGAGCTTATTAGGTAATGGCACAAGGAGAATACACAAGTAACGCAGCAAGTAGTACATTCCAAGGAGCTGCTAGTGGAGCTGCTATGGGAGCAACTATAGGAACATCTTTAGGACCTTTAGGCACTGCAGGCGGTGCAATTATAGGTGGTCTCATAGGTCTAGGAAAAGGGTTAGTAGAAAACTCTGCTGCAAAAAAACGTGCTAGAAAAGTACAGAAACAAAAAGATAGATTAAAAGATGCAAGAAATAAAATAAAAGGAACTTTACAAACAATACCTGATATATTCCAAGAATCTCAAAATATACAAGAACAGCAAATAGATAAAGAATCTCAGTCAATTGTAGAAAATTTTATAGAACAAACAGTTGGCCAAATATCAAATTTAGAAGACGTGCAAGCCAAAACAGGGCTTACTTCTTCAAATGTTACAAATCAAATTACATCAGCACGAGAAAAATCAGGAAAAACATTTCAAGACTTAACAGCCGATATTAAGGACAAAAAAGAAATGTTAGACTATGACACGGAACGACAAAAAACTGCTGCAATACAAGGCATTTTAAGCGAAATGTACGATATTGACACAACAATAGAGAGTTTATAGCATGGCAATAGATAATGAACTAAGAAAAATACTATTAAGAGAACAAGATTTGCGTTTTGTTACTGACACTTTAGGTGAATACTTAGGAAAAAAAGATGAAGAACGAAAGTATTATGCAGAAGAAGCGCGTCAAGAAAGATTGAAAAAAGAAGAATTAGCACAAAATTTAGAAATTGCAAAAATTAAAGAGAAAAAACCTACAACTACATCTCAAATTACACAAGTAAATTTTATAAAAGATACAACAATAAATGGTAGAAAATATAAAACAGGAGATGTAGGTACATTTAAAATAGATAATGCAATAAATCTTCAAGATAAAGGGTTTGCAAATATTGGAAGTCTAGACAATGTTGATGATGAAGGATATAAATTACGTTTAAAAAAATATACAGATACAAAAAAGAAAATACTTGCTGATTTAGGTATATCAGTTGAAGAAATTAGTGGTAACCCATTTTCAGTAATGACTAAATTAAGAGATACAGCAAAAAAAGCAAATTTAAATTTAAATGACGATGAAATAATTAAACAATACATATTTGCAGGCAATGAAGAAGAATACAATCAATTTAAAGGTTATGAAAAAGAATTTGGCGATTTATTTAAATCTCCTAAAGAAACAAATATAAGTAAAAAAACAGATTTTGAATGGTAAATAAATGAGCAATGAAAACTTAAAAAAAGTTTATCAAACTGTTTTAAAAGATTTTCCTGAGCATAAAGATACATTTGGAGATTATGAATTTTTTCAGGAAAAAATGAAAGACCCTGAAAGTGCAGAAAAATTAAGAAAATTATTACGCACAAAATATAATCGAGAAACATTAGGAGATTCAACAGAATTTTCTAATAAAGTAAAAATATCAGAAAACGATATTGAAAAATCAGAAGAAAAAATACATCAAAATATTACAAGTAAACCTGCAGAAAAAATATTAGCTGAAGAAATCTTAAACATAAATGATAATCAAACGCAAATATTAGACCAAAACACAACCGAACAAAATAATTTTAAAAAAATTAATCCTATACAAGAGTCTATTGAAAAAGATGTAGATAGCCAAATTGACCCTGTAATACAAGATACTATAGAACCAGAAATAGATACAAAGGTATTAGAAGACTCTAAAGTTGATACTAATCAAATTGCTTCAACTATGTTCAAGTTTGAAAATATAAATGATAGTACAGAATTAGGAAAAACATTAATACAGTTAAAAAATTTATGGGCTTTTAAGTTTGGAGAAAGAGCAGCAAAATATGGAGCTGTAGACTCAGGAGTTAAAGCTGCAGATGGTGGGACATGGGCGCAATGGCCTGATGAAGAAAGCATGCAAGAAGGTGCAACAAAAATAATTAATGAAATGCTTAATATTGACGCTAAAGGTGATTTAAAAGAATTTATAAGTAATTATATAAATAAACCAATTGATGATGAAGAAGTTTTGTCTAGATATAATGAAATTACAAGCAAACAAAAAAAAGAAACTAAACCCAAAACATCATTAGATATAGCATTTGAAGAAATGCAAAATAAATTTAACGAAAAAATAGATTTAAATTCAGATATTTACAAACCAGACGAACAAAAATTTCAAGGGGAAAGTGTTGACCAATCAGCTTTTCCGCAAGAATTTGAAGATAATATTTTAGAAAAAGCAGTTAAAGATACAGCTGGAGATATTGCTGGAGCTGTTGAAATACCTTTGGCGATGGCAAGTTCTTTAGTAGGGTTTGGTGCATCGGGAGTTACTGCTATTATTGAAAGAGCTTTTTCTGGAGAAATGGACAGTGAAAATCTTGAAAATATGATGACTGAAATACGAGAAAAAATAACGTATGAGCCTAAAACAGAATCTGCGCAAGAAGGTTTAAAAATTATATCATATCCTTTTGAAAAATTTGTAGAAGCTACAGATGAATTAGGAGAAATAGTATATGATTATACAGGAAGTCCTGTATTAGCAACTGCAGCTAAAACAATATCAGAAGGGTCATTATATTTATATGGACCCTTAAAAGCAAAATACAATAAATATAAAACAGCTAATAAAAATAAAAATGCTGTAGCCATTAACGATATAGCAGACATGAAAATGGATGCAAAATTAATGCGAGATTTAATTTATGATGACGTAATTGTTAATAATATGTCATTAGATGCGGTTATTAAAAAATATAATATTCCTAAAGACAAAAAACCTATGGCAGGTTTATTGGTTAAAGAAATAAAAGATAGTTGGGCAGCAGAATTAAAAGAAATACCATATGAAATTGTTACAGAAGGTAATGTTGTAAATGCTTTAAAACCAAAAACATCTATAAAACCAGAAAATATTAAAGAAGTTAAAATATCTACAATGTCTGAAAACAAACATGTAGTACAAGTAACTGGAAAAAACAATAAAGCATTAGATGTAGAAATATTTCCTACATTAGAAGCCGCTAAAGCTTCAACAGAACAATTTGTAATTACAGCAACATTAAGTTCTAAATCTAATTTAAAACTTAAAAAAGATGTTAAAAAAACTAAAGAAATTGAAACTAAAGTACCAACTAAAGAAAAAGTAGTCGCTGAAACTTTGCCTGATAAGTTAGTAGTTTTAAATAATACAATATCAAGCTTACAAAAAAAGAAAGAATTGGGTCCTTTAGATGACAAAGATAAGAAAAAATTAGGTCAATTAGTTATATTAAGAACTAGAGTTCAAAATAAAATAAGAGAAACTAAAAAAGAATTATTAGACAAAGAAACAGAACTTAAAGAAACAACAGGATTTTTTAATAAAAAACAAGAATCAATTGATTTTCAATTATCATCTTTAAAAGCAAAACAAAAAGAAGGAAAAATTACACCAAGTGAAAAGATTGATATACGAAGATTAGAAAAAGAAAAAAAAGATTTAATACAAGAGCAAAAAAATTACGAAATTAAAGTTAAAAAAGATGTTGTGACAAGACTATCTAAAACTAAAACAGAACTAGAAAAACAAATTAGATTTGCAAGTAGAAAAGGTTCGCAATCTACACCTTTAGAAAAAAAAGAATTAAATAGAAAAATATCAAAAGTACACAAATTAATTTCTAGATTAGAAAGTGAAAAAGGTGTGTCAATAGCATCAGAAGTATATGGTCAAACTTATTCTACTATTATTCCACCAGGATTAATACATGTATTTAAAATTATAGAAAGAAAATTAAAAGCAAGAGGAAGTAAACCATTTACAGATGCAGATATAGAGCACATAGATTATATAATAAATCAATCAGGAGATATACTTCCTAACGATTTTGATATTAATAATAAATATTATGTCCAAGAAACAGGTCATAATGCTTTTTTAACAAAAGTAAGAAAAAGAAAATTAGAAATAGCAAAATCTAACAAAGAAGTTATGAAATGGAATGAAAAAGTTCCTGATGAGTTAGATAGAGCAGATATTGGAGCTTATGTTGAAGGTATAGGAAATATATTAATAGAAAACGATACATTTGCTGATGTTAAAAAAAGAATGACTCCTAAAAAATTAGAAGTTTATAACCAATATAAACGCTCTATTGAAAAAGCCAGAGTCGATATAAATAGTTATTTAAAAGAATTTGCTGGAGCAAATCAAGATTATATAGGATTTTTAGAAAATTATTTGCCACATTTTTATGTTGATGTAGATGGAAAAGGTTATCAATTTGCAATAGATAAATTAAAGTCTAGTAAAAATGCACAAAAAAGAAAATTGCCTACATTACAAGAAGCATTAGATGCAGGTCTTTCTCCTAAAAGTCAAGACCCAGGAGTATTATATAATTTATATACAACATTAAATTGGACTATGGCAACTAATAAAATGTTTTCACATGATTTGCATAAAATTATAACTCCAGAAGGTAATAGAGCTGTAATACCAAACTATAAAAATGTTGAACATCCTTCAGATTATATATATTATAATCATCCTATATTAAATAAAGCATATTCAATGCCTAACAAAAAAGGTGAATTTAAAGAATCTCACAATGGAGTTTGGGTTCATCCTCAATTAAAAGCTCCTTTAGATATGTTAAAACAATACAACCAATTTGGAATGCTTCCTGATGAAACAAGTAAATTTTGGGAAACGTATGACATGTTTAATAATAGTGCAAAATCACTTTCATTAAGTCTTTCTTTGTTTCATAATATAGCATTATTTGAAAGCGCACAGTCTGTGTTTATGAATAAAAATCCAATAAGAGGTGTATTTTTATTTGGAGACAAAAGTCCATTAACAAGTAAAAGACAATTTAAATTAACTCATAGAGCTGGTTTAGATTTAATAAAAGATGATAAATATTTTGAAGATATGTTAATGGCAGGTCTTGAAATTTCACATCCAAGTATGGATAATCATAAAGGAACATGGGAAAAAATTAGAGATGGTCTTTCAGATAACGTAGGATATTACACTGGAAGTAAAAAAGCAAATAATTTAATTAAAAAAGTTTTTGACAAAACTATAATAAAACATCAAGATTTATTATGGAATCATTATCATTCTGGATTAAAAGCTTATGCATATGTTGATATAGTAGAAAAATCTAAAAATTTGTTTCCAGAATTATCATTAACTGAAATTAAAGAAATAACAGCAAATAATGTTAATAATGCATTTGGTGGGCAAGAATGGGAAAGTAAATTAATTTTAGGAAATCCAGAAATTTTAAAATGGACTAGACGAGGATTATTATCACCAGATTGGACATATAGTTCTGCAGCAATGGGTGCTGGTGGTATAAATTCAATTTATAAAAAAGCATCAGGCGGAAAAGATTTATTAGGAGAAAAGTCTAGATTTAAAGGCGACAAATATACAAAATACCAAAGTAAGTTTTATACTAATTATTGGAAAAATATGGCACTTACATTAGGTGGAACTGCTTTATTATCACAATATGCAATATATCAAGCATTTGGAGATGAAGAGTTAGATGAACCATTAACATATAACAATGAAAAAGGTAAACGATGGGAAATTGATATTACTCCAATGTTACGACATTTTTCTAATAAAAAAAATCCTGGAAGCTGGACAACAAAACAAAGATATTATACATCTTTAGGAAAACAAGCTAAAGAATTATTTGGATATATTGATGGTATATATGGCCCTAGAAATACATTATTGAGAAAATCATCACCTATGTTTCAATTTGGATATGAAGCATTCGTTGGTGAAACAATATCAGGGTTTTCATCAGATTGGGCAAGAGATAATGCTAATACATATGATTTAATTACATCTGCAATGGGTAGAATTGTTAAATCTTATATGCCTTTTTCATTACAAGGTAATAGTTTAGGGTTTGCTTTGCCTATTTCTAAAGGTAAAACTCCATTTAAAGCAGAAAAAGAAATGGCAGAAATTATGCATGCTTATGTTGACCCAGGAATAGTACAAAGAATTAAAAATAAATATACGTCAGACCAAATATCAACATTGTTTGGAGTTCAAAAATTTGACCCGTTTGTATATGAAGAAAAGTTTACAGAATTTTTTCCAGAAATAATTAAAGCTTTAGAAAGAAATGGTTATAATTCTGAATCTGTATTAAAAAATGTTGTTGGAGGTTTAGCTACTCAATACAATAGAGAACTTATATCTATAGGTCTAGACAAAGATGGTAATTGGCGAAATCCAGAAGAATTGAGCGAAAAAGATAAATTTTTAATAGAATATGCTGCCTACAAGTTATTTAAGTTAAATAAAAATGCATCAAATTTTGCAAAAAGTTTAAAAGGTAAATTAAAATCTGGAAAACTTCAAGGTTATGACACAGATTATTTTAATAAATATCGTCAAATATGGCAAGATGCATACAATGTTTTACCAGACCCACAGAATGACCCAGAAAAGTGGTTAAGAAATGCTTTAAAAAATGATTATTTTACTAAATATCAAAAAGATATAGTTAATCTAGCAAGATTGAAAGTTGAAGCTTCTATACTTAAAGATAAGTTGATTAATAATTAAATTTGTTTTAAATTACATCAACAAATTTCGATAATATGTGCCCATGTCAGCCCCCTCTGGGCGGTAAGGCACAATAAAAACAAGAGAGGGAAACATGGCAACAGTAGGAAACTTTCCTAGAATTAAATCTAGTTATTCCGTACAAAAAGCAAGCAATTTGTCACTAGGGCAAGGTGGCTGTTTATTTGAAGACGGAACAAACGCAATTACAGGTAAAACAATAGTAGCAATACAATTCCTTACAGACTCAACATTTACTACACTTACTCCTATAGATAGTAACTATATTGGTACATCTGGTGGTAATGGAGATGCTGTAGATAGCGGCAATACATTTCCAGCAGGAATGACTGTATATGGCCAATGGACTGCTTTTACTTTAGCTAGTGGTTCAGTTATAGCATATTTAGGCTAATATGGCATTAGGATTAGGAGCAAGTTTAGGTAAAACAGGAGTTGTTACCCCAGGTGTCGTTACAGATGGTCTGGTTATGAAACATCTGTATCCTGCAGGAGCAGTACAGCTATTAAGTGATGGTGCTGCATATTTTGATAGTCATCCTATCACTGGTTCTTATATAAATTGTGGTGCATCTAACAGTATTATAACAGGAACAAATGTTACATATTCTTGTTGGGTTAAATTATATGATACTGACCAAGCTCGCTTAATGAATGCTCAAAAAGGCTCAGGCTCAACAAACCTTGGTTTAAGAATAAATGATAATAGTGGAAGTCAATCAGCTGGATATATTAATTTATTAATTTATAATGGAAGTGGTTTTAATTCTATTGGTTACGATGGTTCATTAAATGATAATAAATGGCACCATATAGCTGCTACAACTACATCTTCAGCACAGAAGTTATATATTAATGGGGCAGAGGTAGCAGAAGGAAGCAATGGTTTTGCAAATGCAACAAGTACAAATATATTTACATTAGGCTCTATAAATGGTACAGGTGAATTTTTAGGTGGTTATATGGCTAATGTAGGAGTATGGAGTAGAGTATTAACTCAAGCAGAAATAAAATCAATTATGTTTAAACAATATGCAGATTTAACAACTAGTGAAAAAACTAGCTTAGTATCATTTTGGAATTTAGATAGTACTGTAAAAGATGGCCTTAGTTTAGTTTACGATGAAAATAATACAACTTTAGGAGCTAATCTATGGGATGGTGGTGATGTTGGCCCAGATTCTTTAGGTGATGCAGATGGAAATCCATCACATTCAATGGATATATCTAATGTAGGGCTTGCTGCTGGAGATGTAGTAAAAATATCTGGAACTGTTTCTGGCTCAAATGGAGGTAGAATAGTATGTCCAGATACAGGTGCTGGTTCTAATGGAGTAACTTTAATTACTGGGGGAGGTGATTCGTCACACACTGAGGATGGCAATATTGAAGTATATGTATATGTATCAGATGTGACAGGTAATTTAAAAATAAGAACTGATTTTGATGGTTCTGGTAATAACCAAGATGATAGAACTCAAAAAATAACTAATATAAGTGTTCAAAAAATTACAAATGCAGGAAGGCTATTATAATGCCAGCTACAATACAAAAAATATTAAAACCAACTAAATACAGAGCAGTAGATACGTCTGGCAACAACAATCATGGACAGATATATTCAGGTAGAGGATTAGAGTTTGATGGTATTAGTGATAGATTTTCGGTTCCTGTTGTTGCAGATGTAACTTCATTTACGAATGGAGAACCATGGACTTGGGCTTGTTGGATGTATTTTAATAGCAGTGGAGCTACTCAATATTTTGTAGGAAATTACGACACAACTCATCCTCATTTTTTTAGAACTAGTGGTAGTTTCCCTGCAATGAGAGCATCTAATGCTAAATATTTTAGAACAAGTTCTACATTTAACCTTGAAAATAAATGGATAAGAGTAGTGTATGTAGCATCTAGTGATAATACTTTAACTACTTATATTAATGGAGAACAATATGGAGATGTAATAACAACATCTACAGCTAATTTTGACCCTGGAGATGGAGTAACCTTCCCAGGGACTGAAATGAAATTTACTGGATGGGGGACTCCTTACGAATCTGGAGGGTTTAGTCAAGGTTTAAATGGAAAAATGTCTGATGGTCAAGTATGGGATGCAGCATGGTCAGCATCTGATGTAACCTTTGACTACCTTAACCCTGAATCTTTAGCATTAAATAATGGTGGCACTTCACTTACAGAGTCTAATTTAAAACTTTGGTATCCTATGCAAGATGGACATAGAGGTCAACAATCTTATATACTCGATGGAGCTAATACAGGAGTAGGTCCAGACTTATTACCTGTAGGACAATTTAATAGTAATTCTGGATTTGCAACAGTAGGAACTGGTTGGTCTATATCTAATGGAATAGCTAGTTGTGATGGAACTCAAAGTGGTTCTAGTGACATACAATTTGAAGATAATACAAATTTTGTAAGTCCTGATGAAAATGGGCCTTGGAAAATAAATTTTACACTTAGTAATTATTCAGCAGGAATATTAACAGTAGGTATGGGTGGATATAATTTTTCTTCTAGCATAACAGCAAATGGTGATTATTCTATTTTAACTACTCCAACAAATACATCTTCAAATAACAGATTATATTTAAGAGGAAATGCAGATTTTATAGGTTCTCTTAGTAATATTACTGTTCATAAAGTAAACGACAAACATCATGCAACTACTGTGTTTCATGGTGATGATTCTGCTGTTAATGGAACATTTGCAAGTTCTTTAGCTGTTGGAGATGCTGACGACCAATGGGTTGATGATAATAATGGTGATGCAAGTAGTAATGTAGATTTGTCAATAGTTTCAACTGGAGGTAGAAAAACATCAGGCAGTGATGATGAGCCTTGTTTAAGGTTAACATTAGATGGTACTGCTGTGACAGGATATGTTAGTTATCGAAAAGATGATTATGTAATAGGTAGAACTTATTATGCAGAATGTTATGTTAATGACCATAGCAATACAGGCGTTAATACACTTCAACTGCATGCAGGTGAAGCCAAAGGAGATGAGACTACATCAGGTAATTCAGCATCTGTTCCAAATGTAGCTTTTGATGGTACTTGGACAAATGCATATGTAGAATTTGTAGCTACTGCAACAACAATGTATATAAAATTTGAAATAGTTGCAGATGCTAATGATGATACATGTAGCATAGATGATTTTAGTATTAAAGAAGTAGGTGTAGCTACAGGCTGGACAGATGCAGACCAACAACTAGATATACCTCAAACAGCCCTGCAATCTTATAATCAGTTAGCTTGGTTTAGTGGAGGCTCTACATCGCATGTTCAATTATCAGGAGATATACTTAAAAATCCTCATAATTCTAATGTATCATATTCTTTTAATGTTATGAGAAATATTACTACCGACCAACATATGGTATTTTGTGACGAAGATACTACTTCTTTAAGAAAAATTAGATTTACTGGAGATGGTAGAATTTTAATAGAAAGCAATACAAATGAAAATAATGTTATAGCAACTTTAGCTGCTAATGATACTAATTGGCATCATTATGTAATAACATGTGCTTCAGGAACAGTTAAATTTTATCAAGATGGTCAGCTACTAACAAATACAAATTCAGATACTTTAACTGATGCTATTAGACTTAGAAGAATAGGAAAAGGTACATCTAAGGGAATGGAAGGATGTATTACTGAATGTGCTATCTGGGATGTTACTTTATCTCAAGTAGAAGTACATGAATTATATAATAATGGTAAGACATTAGATGCTAGATTGCATTCTGAAAATACTAATTTAGCTCATTATTGGCAAAATAATGGAATAGCTATTTGGAAAGATTTAGCTGGAGATAAAGATGGAACTCCAACTAATGTTACAGAAACCCTATTAATCCCAGCAGGAGTAGATGCTTCTAGAGATAATCAAGGTTTCTTAATGAATAGGCAAAAAACTACTAATAGTTTAAATTTACCTTATTGTTTACATGTAGATGGTTATGTTGACTTGGGGTCTGTTACAACAGTGCCTGCAGGAGATGCTTTTAGCTTAACATTATGGCTAAAACCCTCTCAAGTTAGTAATAATAAATTTATAGCAGCTAGTGATTCAGATTATATAAGAATTAGAAGTACGAATACTATAAGAATTTATGCAAATAGTAACTCAGATGATTTGCCTTTAGACTCAGGTAGTTGGGTTGCAGATGAATGGGTTCATATAGGTATAGTTAGAGATACAAGCAATGACACTACTCTATATATTAATGGGGAAGCACAAAGTACTACAAAAACTGTTAGTGAGGATATTAAATATAGATATATAGGTGCAACAGGAGCATCTACATATACTTATGATGGAGCAATTGATGATGTTTGCATATATCACGATGAATTAAGTGCAACAGAAGTAAAAAGAAATTATAACGCAGGTAAAAGGAGTCATAAATAATGGCACATTATGAAATGTATTTTTGTTTACCTAGCAGTGCATACGATAGTGCTGTTGGGACTAAAATTAAAGCACTATATCCAATAGTAGAATCAGTAAATGAAGATACTGGAGAAGTAACATATAAATCAGCTCCTACATGGCATGATGTAATATTTGCAGGTAAAGTAGGTGCTCCACGATATTCACATGATAAGGCATATTGTATTATTAAAGGTGAATGGTCTATGAAAGATGGTGTATTATCAGAATTAATAGCACTAGGTTCAGGCGTTGCATATCCAAACTTTAGTGTATTAACCAAGTCTGAAGCTCAGACATTAGCAAGTAGCTCAACCTTTACAGGTGAATAATATGACTAGTAAATTATTAGAAGCAATTAAATTATCAGAAGGGTATCGTGCCAAAGTTTATAAATGTACTGAAGGGTACGATACTATAGGGTATGGTTTTGCAGTTAAAGATTTAATTATGGATGAAGATATAGCTGAGATTATTTTAAAAAGAAAATTAGATAAATTAATAGATAAAGCTAATAATAAATTTAATTTCTTAAAAGAAATGCCACATGAAATACAAGATGTTATATATGAAATGTGTTATCAAATGGGTGTCATTGGTGTTTCTAAATTTAAAAAAACATTAGCATATTTAGAAAACGAAGAATTTAAAAAAGCATCAATAGAAATGCTTGACTCTAGGTGGGCAAAACAAACTCCAAATAGAGCAAGAAAATTAAGTTATATAGTAAAAAATGTCTCTAAATAAATTTAAACTTCAAATGATAAAAACTACTATTTTATTTTTAGTTGTTTTATTTATTGCAGGGCTATCAATTTATATAATATGATAGATAAAAAAATATCAGTAGGAACTTTAATTACAGTAGCTACAATTATAAGTACATTTATATTTACGCAAGGTGCAACTTCTGTTAGATTAGGAGAAGTTGAATCAGATGCACAAGATGTTAGAAAAAAAGTAATGTCAAATAGAGAACGAATACAAAGTGTTCAAATTGATGTAGCAAGAATTGAATCTAAGATTGATGAAGGTTTTAAACATTTAGAAAAATTATTAATTGAAAAATAGGATTTACTATAAAAACAAGAAAAAAAGACAAAGGAGTTGTTAAACGGGCAGTTGTAACACCCGATAAACATTTTCCTTTAGCAGATATGGATGCGATTAGTGTCCTTAAAAAAGCTATTGAAATAGTCAAACCTGACATATATATAGATTTAGGTGATGTTGGCGAGTGGTCAGCATTTAGTGCCTGGAAATACAAACGTAAAAAAGCCCCTCCTTTAGAATTTATGATTCCCGACATGGAACAAGAAGTAAAAGAAGTTAATGTAGGAATGGATTGGATAGATGAATCTCTTGATAAAGTTAATTGCAAAGAGCGTTATATTACTGAAGGTAATCATGACAATTGGTGCAATATGGCTGTTGAAAAATATCCATATATTCCACAATATAAGTTTGCTAATGCTGTTGGTCTTAAAGACAGGGGATATACTTACTATCCTTTTGGAAAGCATCTTAAGATAGGGAAATTATATTTTTATCATGGACATCAATTTGGTGGTCAATATCACGCTGCAAATCATTTAAGAAAAATGGGATGCAATATAATGTATGGACATTGGCATGACCTTCAACAACATTCTATGACTCACATGGACGGACCTAAGTCTGCATGGAGTATAGGCTGTTTAAAAGATATGAGTCCTAGTGCTAATAATTGGTTAGAACATAGAAATATTAATTGGTCTCACGCATTTGCAATTGTTGATTTTTATCAAAAAGGCATGTTTACAGTACATGTTATACAAATTATTAATGGAAAAACATCATTGTGGGGAGAGTTAATTAAAGGATGATTAGTTGGTTAATTGGATTTTGTTTCTTTATTATCTTTGTAGTTTATGCAGCAAGTATAATAAGTGAAATTAAAAGGAAAAAATAACAATGGAGATGTTTGATTTACTTGAACGCTTTGGTTTACCAGTTATGATGGTAATAGCTCTTGGTTTATATGCAAAGCAACAAACGGCTTGGATTCAGAATGAATTGCAAAAAGAGTTAAGAGAATCTTTTGAAAGGCTAGAAGGTATTGTTATAAAGCTTATAGACGCTCAAAAACACTCTTTAATGGAAACAAAAGAGATTAAAGCTAGTTACCATGCCATTGTAGAAATTCTTGCCAGTTTAAGCGGAAATGGGCTTAAAGAAAAATTTGTAACCAGTAAAAGAAAACGTAATAATGATTATTAAGGAGTTAAAATGGTAGATATGATAATTGCTTACTTAAAAAGCAACAGAGAAGAAATAATTGAAGGTATTAATGAGAGAATAAATCTTCCTCTTATTTCTGAAGCTAAAGAAGAAAAAATATTTGCATCACTTTTTGATGCGATGATGGAAGTACTTGAAAAAGTATTAAATAAAAAGAAGTGAAATAAGGTTTAGTTTAGAGTGTCTGAACTTGAATCAGAGTTAAAAATATGCGGTCATTATTTTCTAGTTAGATTTATAGATAATTTAATGGCCGATGTAAATTCACATGCATGGGGTCGTATTCATATAGGAAAACAAATAATAGAATTAGAATTAAATTGTTCGGATTCTAAAAAAGAAGAAACTATAGTACATGAAACGCTTCACGCTATTGACAATTCTTTAGGTATTGGGTTAGATGAGGGACAAATATGTTCTTTAGCCAATGCTTTGTTTCAGCTTGGCCTTGGAGAAAAGCTGATGTCTAAAATAGATATTCCTAATCTATAGAATAATCTATATTTCTAATTTCCGCTAACGCTAGTTTTGCAATATCTGCACGTTTAGAGTCGTCTATCGCCTCTAATGCAGTTAATGCTAAAGATAGTTTCTTTTTCATAGCTTTAACAGCAGTATTTAAAACATTCTTTTCAGTTTCTAAATGTAAGATGTACTCTTGGTCCATTTCATTTTCCTAACTGTTGATGTAGATACCCAATGTTTCCGAGGTATTTTAACATACTTAGGGTAATTTAAAGTATATATATTACTTTTCCTAGTGTCATTGTTCATTATAACTTTCCCTTAAATATAAAGCTAAAAGAATTGCATCTGATGTGTACAGCGTCACTTTTGTAGATGGAAATGCTTTAATAGCTATTTCTTTTAATTCTTTTTTTCTTATTTTTTTTTCTTTTGACAATGGTTGAAATCGTTTTTGCCACATTTTAGGTGTAATTAAATCAAACTTTATTTCAAATGCTGACAATATTCCTTGCCATTGCCCGTAATTAGCTCCAAATGTAAATGTAGATACAACACCTTGACCAGGAAAGCTATGTACTTTTTCCAACAAAGCAACACAACTTCCATCTAAATGTTCTTTAATTGAATGTGCCATTTCTTGCGGTGATTTAGGACATTTAAAACATGTTAATGAATAAAACTGGTCAATAATAGCTACACCGCCATTAATTCCTGGGTCAATACCTATATATTTCATTTTTTATTTTCTGGAGTATTACGATTCATTTTTAACAAATCTTTTTTCGACATTCCTGTCCATTTTGTTCTAACTTTTCTTTCTAAATGAGAATAATTTGCCCAAGAAGGATATTTGTCTCTATCATTATCGCAACCTTTTGACCATATTGCATGTAATAAAACCATAGGTCTATTAATATTTCTATCATCTTTACCATAATTTTCGCTCCAAGCTACAATACAATCACTCCCATCTTCTTTAAAAAAATCCCCACATTTACTACATCTCATTTTACATCCGATTTTAACTTTCATTTATTACTCCAGTATTTAGCTCTATAATAAGCTTTTATTTTATTGTCTTTTTTACGTTTAGGTCTTAATATTTTTTTACCATTTACATTAGTGTAAAAATCATTTTCATCCCAGTCGCATACATAATGCGGAATAATGCCAATTGTATTAGGATTGTTGCAATTATGTATTTCTTCTATTGGTTGTAATAATATTAACAGCATAAAATAATAAGATACTACAGTTATCATTTAACAGCCTCTCTAAATTCTTCTATTGTTTTGTAATTAGTCCCCATTCTTTCGTTATATGCTTTAAGCTTTTCTAATTCTACTTCAGGATTTTTATATTCTTCCTTAGCATCATCGTAGTTACCATCTAATACTTTGTCCATATTAGTTGGTGATAACACCCAGTCTATAGTTGCTCTCCAGTCAGAGGCCCTACCAGATAAAAAGTCGGATGATTTAACTCTTGCAAAATAGTCTTCCCAGAACGCGATATCTGGATTCTCTTTTACTCTTACCTTTAAGGACCTCAATCTGGTGTTCCTAATAGAGTTAACCATAGGAACAGAGGAGTTCTTAAATATTTTATTCCATAATTCCATAATCTCATCAGATGCGATAGCATCTTTATTGTTATTAGTATTCTTTTTATTATTCTTTTTATTATTATGTTCAGGTTTTTCGGTATAGGTATCAATCTTTTTCGGTATACCTACATGCTTTTTTAAGTATACCTTTCTCAGATTTCCTTTAGACCTATCAACACTTATCTGTATATACCCTCTTTTTACTAGTGATGATACCCATGATGATACAGTATTCTTATTAACATTATATAGCTCAGAGAAGTAGCTATTAGAGGCCCAACAATACCCATGCTTACTGCATAGGGCTGTTAGTTCCGCATATAGCAACTTCTCAGATGAGCTAAGATTAGCGTCATACCTCACATCAGAAGGTAAGATTGCATAGTACGAAGGTGTATTCATACTATTTTGCATTATTCTCCTCCACCTTCCCTTGCAAATCAGTTATTGAAGATGATTTCTTTATAGGCTCATCAGTCATCTTTGACTTAAGGCTATTAAGAAAACCATCTGCTTGACTTGCAGTAATTGTAGGTTTTTTCAGCCAATCTAATGCGATTTTATGTTCCTTTTGTGTCATTACAATCTTTCCTGACTCTAAAAGTCCCATGATTTCCTTTAACTGACTTTCAGATATATACTTAGTATTAAACTTAGTTTTCATATCAGATACATATCTATTGTCATCGAATTTACCCTCAAATATATCTGAGTTAAACCCTAGTTTACTTAATGCTTTAGTTAAAGCATCAGTTGTTACTTTTTTAGCGAACTCATCGTCAGGCCTACCACCTCGTTGCATTGCAATAGATGAGTTAATTGGAAATGACCCCTCTCCATCTTTTGTTTTATACCAAAACTCAGATTGATATAGTGCCATTCCATTAGCCATTGGTGTAAATACTTCATTCTTGACACCCCAACCAATTCCTATAGGCCCAAACATCTCTGTAGCTCTTTTAACTTGTTTCTGTGCATCTATAGCTGTAAAACCACCACGTTGGTTTACATACTTAGTATGCTCTGGATTAGTCTGAGAAACTTGTTCCCATATTTTCATGTTTTTGTTTGTCATTAGTCCCTTACCTTTCCACCAAAGTTCTTTTCACACTCGCTCCAAAAAGCACAAAACTTCTTAGAACACATGAAACTAGAACGATTTGGTATGTATGTTTCATTATCTATGCCTTTAGCTACATTTTCTATTAAGCTAAGAGCATATTTTTTGTCTGCGTTATTAGGTGTCCATCTAACTTGTTGAATCTTTGGATTCTTATTTTTAATTAAATAGTCTAACCCTAATTCATTTACTTCCTCATCATGATTTTCTTTATATCCAATACCATACATTGTTAATTGTAGCATATGGTCGTTAGATATTTTATACTCACCATCTTTTTGCGGTACACTTCTTCCCGCAGTTTTATTGTCTATAATAGTCTTATCTTCTGTAATAACATCTGCGAATTGCAGTATATCATAATTAAAGTCATCAAATTCTATAGCTAATTTTTCTTGTACAGATATAGGCTGTATTTTTTCTGCAATTTCATCAGCCCATTTACCGACTGAATTTATACCAACCTCTCTTAACACATCTGGATTGTCATTTTTATGGAAAAGAGTTTCATCTTTATTGTTATCATATTCAGTAACAAAAGCATCTTTAACATCATCAGATGGTAAGTTTTTTCTTGTAATAATTTTTTGTTCCATATCTACATTAATAGCATTATCAACAGATTTACCATATAACAATGCAATTCCAGGTGGTTTCGGACCTAATTGTTTTTTAAACATATATTGTGCCGAACACTTGAGATATTGTGTTATAGATGATGGGCTTAAATGTGGTTTTTTCATATTATATATTTAGTTTTGGAATGCCCAGTATCACAAAAGAGGCAAAAGGAGACGATAGAGTCTGAAACCTCTTGGCTACGCTCACGCTAATAGCTCTCTACTGGGCTAGGACATACTAAAATGGTATATCTTGTGAATCCGTTTGTGTATTTTGACTTGGTGCTGTGTCTTCTTTCTTAGTAAATGATATTTTTAAATAACTTTTACCGCTTTTAGACTCATTAATCCAAGCTGACATATACTTATCTTCATTTTCTATTGTTGCTGTCCCTGTATAATCTGGGTGTTTATCTGTTTTTTTATCCGTATTCTTAAATAAAACACCTCTGTTATTGTTATCATATTCTGGCATAATTACTCCTTATTTGTTTATTTATATCTACTAGTCATAGGACTTATGCTTTATACTTAGTCTAGCATTCTTTTCGACGAGCACATCAACCCTGATGTACCTATGCCTACGACCAGTAGATAATTCTGTTATTTAGAGGATATTATTGTTTCCCTTAGTACAAACCTTTCTATTGGAGAAAGGTCTCTAATTTTATCTATTAAAGCCACAAAATCTACACTTTTAGATGCAAGTTCATAGTAATCACCTATTTCTGCTTCCCAATGCCTTCTAGATGCTAATTGTCTAGGTGAAATCTTACCATTATGACTTGCATTTTTTAAGAATCTAGTCTCTTGTGGTCCAAACTTGTCTTTTAAAAGAGTAAGTGCTTCTTCTCTTAGGTGTGGATAGCCCTCTACTGCAAGCACACATCCTGCATGATTAGATTTGTAGTTATCTTTGTAGTACTGGATAGCATTGTCATCTATCCTTAAAGTAGTGTTTACTTTCATTATAAAACCCCTTGTTAAAATGTGATGTAATTTATATTACTTTTCTTCTTTGTCCAAACTTTTTTTACTTTTTTCTAATTCTTCAGCTTTTTTCTTCGTATGATTCTCGAATTTTTTTATATCTTTCTTAAAATCAATGTATTCATTAATGGTATTCATTGTAAGATTTAAGTAGTGTCCCATTTTTTGCAACTCTATTACGATTGCTTTTATTTGTTCTTCTACTTTTTTTAGTCTTGATGGTTTGGTTTTAGCCATTTCTTTGTCCTTTCTTCTATTACATCATCTAAGATGTGTTTGTTTTTGCTACCATGCTCTCTGATAGCACACTTTCTACATATTTTAAGCTCCTCAGATTTAGTAACTCCAATTTCATATGTTTTGTATATGTATTGGTGATGCCTCATCTTATATTCCTTGCACATATAGCAAGTATATTCTCTCTTAGGTAGCTTTGCAACAATCATTTTTTAAGTTTTTTCCGTGCATTTTTACTTAAGTTTGTATGGATACTATTATATTCAGTACCTACTAACCTATCATATGGCCATGGTAATTTTTTTCTCCAGTATTGTATTCTTTCCCATGTTTTTGAGTTCATTTTTTCTCCTTGTTTTAAATTAATAGGGGCTTGACCCTCGTTAGTATTGCTTCGTCTCATCCAGATGAGTTTCTCCTTAGCACACTCGCCTGTCAATATCCCCTAGTTGTAAGCTGTCTTACAGCAATTATTCATTTATTAATTTTAAAACTTTTATCATGTCTGGATTTATCATTATATCAGACTTTTGTAATTTTATTCTTCTACTTACAATAACTTTAAGTCCCTCTATAGTAGCTTTATGACTACCCCATACATATTTAACTTCACTTCCTATGTTTTTCATTAAGGCATTAATTAATTCATCATACAACTTAACTATTTCTGCTCTTGTTCTGCTCATTGAGTCTCCTATGTTTTGGTGAATTTATTATGATAGCTAATAATTACCTAGTATTTTTTACTTTTGGTATGTCTTTTGCATCATATAATTGTAGAAAAATCATCATTATCTCTGCATCGCTATCGTATTTATACCCGTTTAACCCATAGTATAAAATATTTTCTATTTCACTTATAGGTAGGTTTTCTGCTTCTCGCTGTGCAACCATTTGCTTCATTTGTTCATAGTCTGGTTTTCTACTCATTACTCCTCCTCATAACCAAATTTCTTCAAGAAACTTAGTATCTCTGTTCGTTGTGGCTCTTTACATTCTTTAAATAACCATCTCTCTATTAATAGTAATCGTTCTATCTCATCAATAGTGTCTTCATATTCACAATCTAACATCGTGCAAACACCATCTAATATATCGCCTTTTGTTGTGTGATATTCTTTAATTAGTTCTTCCATTAATCTACCTTCCTCATCACAACCCAATCTCCTACATAAAATACATGATTAATTACTTTGTCATATACTTTATTCTTTTTAAGCTCACCATCTTCAAACAACTCCTCATCTTCTACAAGCTCGTATTTGCCCGTATTTAGCTTAGAAATGAACTTATGGTCATCATTTATCATCCTTGCCCCTTTCTTTAGTTTTTGAGCCATTTTAAACTCATCTAATTCTTTTATCTTTATCCCTAGTTTTCTTTCCAATGAATCGTATTTATCTATCATTGTTACCTCCTTGTTTTATTTTTCTACATCCATGTAATAAACTCCATGTGTAGAGTTTGTCTTTTTATTTACAACATTCTTTGTATGTATTTCGTAGCCTCTTTTTCTTAGTTCTCCGATAATTCCCCCTAATCTTATCGTGTTAAACTTACTCGGTGGATAACAATCTAATTGACTGAGTGTTTTCCCCGATTTTAAGTGGTCTAATATCATTTTAGTTTTACTACCTTTTTGAAAGTACCCATTTGCCCTTAAACTTCCATCTTTATTGATTAGTTGTGGCTTTCCTTTATATTTTAAGGTGTTATGCTGTAATTGCTTAATATTTTTAGGTCTGCCTCTTTTAGCTTTATTCATTCCAATACTCCTTATGTTTTACTAGTTCACTTACTTTAGTTATGTCCTCTCTAAAAATGTTAAAACCAAATTCGTCTGAATCTATACAACTTTTTATTGCATCTTCTTTGTTTTTTGCTTTTACTATGGTGTCATCTTCTATTTTAATATAAACTCTGAATAGTTTTTCTTCATTCATTTCTATCTCCTTATTAGTTAGTCGTTTATACGTCTGAGAAAATTGAGTCTTTCAGAACGCTGTGCATTAGTTTCCTTTGCTTGTTTTTTAGTTAGCATTGGCTTTTTCTTTGTGTTTTTTCTACTACTATCTATTTGGTTTTCAGCCATAACTGCTATAACTAATTTTTCTAGTAAAGTATTTTTAGTTTCTATGGACTTAGCTAATATTCCAATTTGCTCACGTCTAGTCATGTTTCTTAGTTCTTTTATAGTCATTTCTATCTCCTTATTAGTTATATTTTAGTTCTACATTAAAAGGCTCTACATCATTGCCTAAATCAAAGTTTTCTATGAAGTTCTTGATTTTATACCAATCTTCTTCATCTACTGGAAATAAATCAAATTCATCTTCACTTTCGTTAGCATCCCAAAATCGTATTTCATCATAATCGACCTCAACAGCTACACTATCCTCTACATCATCTCTACCGCCATCTTCTAGGTCTGCTATAATAGCACGTGTTAATGCTAATGCTATTGGACAGCTACACGCGTTTTTTCTTACTCCCTTTCTTATATCATCTTTAGTTACTTCAATTACAATACTCATTTACTTATCTCCTTTAATGTTTGTATTATATCTTCAATCCTCTTGTTTTCTTTTTCTGTTAAATTCCTTTGTTCAATATATTCTCTATCTATTATATCTTTATATTCTAATACTAATGTGTTTATATGTTCTCTTTTTTGTTTATGGTATATCTCATATTGTTTTGTAGTCATCGTATTATCTCCTATCTATATTCATTAATAAATCTAGTAACCGCCTCTTTTTCATTATAACCTATGTATCTTTTAATTATTATTTGATTGTCAATAATATCGCTTACGGCTATGCAACTATGATATTTTGTTATTGTTAAATCTTTATATCTCTTTTCTTCTATAATCATCGTATTATCTCCTATTTATATTCGTGTATTTGCTTTAATTCTTTAGCTTTACAATTATCTATTACTATATATCTTTCTATGCCTTTATCTTGCATATACTCATTTATTTCTTCTTTAAAAAGCTTTCTAAAGGTCTGTTCATATTGACTTCCATAGCCGTATGTTTTTCCACTATGATATACTTTACCTTTATGTCTAAATTGTACAGAATGGTAAGTATTTCCGTTTACTTTATCAAAATATTTCTTTACTAATACTATTAAATCGTTATCCATAATTATCTCCTTTATTTGATTACTTTGTAGTCATATGTATATGCTACGAAATTTATATGTTTGCTTGTTGTTACACTCCACCATCCTAAAGGTTTAACTTGTCTTTTTTCATGGTCTATTTCTGCTACTTTTGTTAAGTAACTGAATACAGAGTCATCACTTACCAACAGATTTTCTCTGTATCTTCCTAGCTTGGTTAATTCACTTAGTTCTACTTTCATATTATCCCCTTTTTTGTTTGTTATTTGTTAGTTATCCAATTTTTATAAAATCTAGCTTGTTTTTCTCTCCAATTACGGACAGAATCACGCAACTCATCTAATTCTTTTTTTAGCTTTCTATTTTCTTCTTTTAATAATATGACTTTATCATAATTAATTTTATTATTTTCTTTAAGTTTATTTATTAAAGTTTCACCCGTTAGAGCTACCTTTTTTGTGGTTGTTAGTTTTTTATTCATTCCTACCCCTTTTTGCTTGTTATTTGATTATTTCGCTTAATGGTGTAGGCTTGAAAAACTTATCTCTTTCTATACCTAACCCAAACATTCCCTTAATACTCTTTAATTCATTAAGTGAAAAGTATCCAAATTCCTTTTCATGTCCCACTACATAGCCGAAAAATGTATCTTTCCCATCATATTCACAGCCATACCACGTCCAACTATTCCATGGACAAAAATACTTGACATATGCCGTTTTTTTATCTCCTAGGTTTTCGGTGTCATATAATGCTGGTATTTGATTTTCTATCTCTTTTGTCATTAGTTTCATGTTATCCCCTTTGTTTTGTTTGTTTGCCGTTGCAATTTATAATACAATTTATATTACTTGCAAGGTTTACTTTATCTTTTTAATATCTTTTTTTATTTCTCCGAATAGATACCATAGTATTAAAATGCATATTATGTGCATCATTCTTATTGGAATTAAATAATAAAATGGTTGATAATTTAAAAATTCTATCATACTTCAAACCCCCATTTTTTAAGCTGTGTTTTTATTGTCTGCGGTAGTTCATAAACTCCATCATAATCAATTAGCATACCATCAGCAAACCAGAGTCCGCCCTCAGTATAATAATTATTATTATTAGAGTAAATTTCAAAATATCCGTATTGTTTAATTAAATCAATCTTAATATTAATATTGATTTGTTTATTAGGTTTTATTATTGTTGTTTCTAGATTCATTTTATCATCCTTGCTTTGTTTTGTTCTTGGTATGGGATTTGAACCCATTACAATATTTTGTATTTATCCGTATGCCCTATAAAACCAAGAAATAAGAAATAGTCTCTGTTGTTCTTAACCCGTTCACCCCTAACAAATCCGCCAAAGCGTCTTTGGTTTGTCTTAGTGTATTATTTTACACTAGCGGTATAACTCCGCAACGTGTCTAAGTGTCTGTAAAATTTCTTCCATCTTCGACGCTGTAAGACGCCATAAGCAGTTAAAACTACCTTGCTACTAGAGAAACCGAATTATATTGAGAAAGCGTCTGTCTGTGTATGTATACCCTCGTAAAGATATAACTTCGTTTTAAGTGTTGCTTGTCGGTCTTTGGACTTACTCAAGCATATATTAACTTACATTTAATATATTTTCTACTTATCCATAAAATCGCGTTGCCGTCTCTCAGTTCGGGACACTATCCCA